AAATTAAATGAAACAATATTTTTATAGTTTTATTGAATATTAATTATATATTTTTTGGAGAAAATAGTGGCTAATGAAAGAATCGTAAGTCCTGGAGTATTTACCAATGAAAAAGATTTATCCTACTTACCACAGGGTATTGGTGCAATTGGTGCTGCTCTTGTTGGACCAACATTAAAGGGACCTGCGTTTGTCCCAACACTTGTTAACGGATACGGTGATTTTTTAAAAATATTTGGCGGTACATATGAACAATCATATTTACCATATACTGCTAAAAGTTATTTTACTAATGCAGGTTCTGCAACAGTAGTGCGTGTACTTGGTACAGGTGGGTATGTATTAAAACATCCATTAGCAATCGTAGCAACAGGTTCATTTGGTAAACGATTGATTTCTATGCTACATCCAACATTTGTTGTTAATGATGATGGTACATCTACTTCATTATATGGTAAGTCAAGTTTTGTAACAGGTTCAACTGGATTTGTATTAACACTTTCTGGATCATTCAACACAGAGACAAGTCCTTTTACTGGAAACGCTGTTAGTGAAAATGGAACCAGATTTAGTGCTTCTATTGATCCAGAAGGTACAGAATTTATTGGTGATATATTCGGTTACAATGTAAACGGTACACATGGTGTTTATAATTACGTATGTTTTAAACAAGATGCTGCTTATCTCAAAGAAACATATTCTGGTGAACCTGATATTATAATAGAAACAGGATCTGCCGCAACATTGCCTTGGGATTTTAGACAGGATTATTCTGAAGCATCTACACCATGGATTACATCACAAAAGTTTGGTGGAAATGCAGTTGATTTATTCCGTTTCCATACCCTTTCTCATGGTATTCATTCTAATTATGAAATAAAAGTTGGTATAAGTAATATCAAAGCTGCTGGAACAGTTGCTGGTTCTGAATACGGTGAATTTGATGTAACACTCAGATATGTTGATCAATCTGTTCTTCCACAGACACCATTTACTTATGAAGATGATGATTTACGTCCTAATACAGTTGAAACATTTAGATGTAGTCTTGATCCAAATTCTCCAAAGTATATTTCAAGAGTAATTGGTGATAGATATATAACAATTACAGACGAAGGTAAGGTTGTAATAAATGGAGATTATTCAAATAAATCAAAATATATTAGAGTGGAAACAACAGATGCAGTTGCAAATGCAGCTGTAACAGCAGTACACATTCCATTTGGTTTCCGTGCTTTAAGTTCACCGATTCCAAGTGGTTTCTCACAACCTGCTTCTGCTTCTTATGTAGATACACAAATAGTTGGTACTGCTTATAATAAGAGAATCTATTTTGGATTTGACTATGATTTCAGTACAACAGATAATTTTAACTATTTACGTCCACTTCCTATATCTTCATTCCAAACAACAGGTAGTAATAAAGATTTTTATTTAGGAGATTATCAACAATCTGGTTTGGCAAATTATCCAACATCTGCAACTGCATATTCTGGTTCAATTGACTTATCAACAAATACATCATATGAAACTCGTAAGTTCATGGTGCCTTTCCAAGGTGGATTTGACGGTCATAAACCAAATCTTCAAAAGAAAACCGGTACATATATAACAAATACTAATACACAAGGATTTGATTTATCAAATGCAAGTGCAGATGGATATGTATCTTACAAAAAGGCATTGGATACAATTTCAAATTCTGATGAGTTTGATATTAACATGATTATAACTCCTGGTGTTTTACAATCATTACATTCACCGATAACTGATTATACAACAAATATATGTGAAGAACGTGGTGATGCATTTTACATAATGGATTCGGTTGCTATTGATGATAACATTGCAACTGCTGTATCCGCAATGGACGGTATTGATACAAATTACGCTGCTACATATTATCCTTGGGTAAAAATACTTGATGCAGATAGAAATAAACCAGTATGGGTTCCACCATCAGTAGTTCTTCCTGGCGTTATTGCTTTCAATGACCGTGTATCTGCTGAATGGTTTGCTCCTGCAGGTTTGAATCGTGGTGGTTTAACCGAGGTTATTGAGGTTAAAACAAGATTAACACAAACAGAACGTGATACATTATATGAAGGACGTATTAATCCTATTGCAACATTCCCAGCAACTGGCGTATGTGTATGGGGTCAAAAAACACTTCAAGGTCGTCCATCTGCTCTTGATAGAATTAACGTTCGCCGTCTGTTAATTGCCGCTAAGAAGTTTATTGCTTCTTCTACAAGATACCTTGTATTTGAACAAAATACTTCTCAAACTCGTTCAAGATTCTTGAATATTGTTAATCCTTATCTTGAATCAATTCAACAACGTCAAGGTTTGTATTCATTCCGTGTTATCATGGATGAAAGTAACAATACACCTGATATAATTGATCGTAACATAATGTATGGTCAGTTGTTCTTACAACCAACAAGAACTGCTGAATTCATCATTCTTGACTTCAATATTCAATCAACAGGTGCGGCATTTCCAGGTGCTTAATTAGATTAATGGGGAGATGAAATACTCTCCCCATATTTTTTAAAATACTATAT